TCTAACTCGGAATCAATCAAGCGGATCGTTGACATCATGACCCGTGAGTTGAACAAACAAGGAGCGAAACAATGACAGTCAAAGTGGAACCACAGCAGGGTCAACCGGGCGGAAACCCGAACATGCAACAACCGCCAATCGCCAGCCCGTCGCCCGGTGCAGTGACGGTGACGACCGCGACCGAAGCACTGACCCCGGTCGCCTTCCAGAAGAAGCTGATGGCGCACGGCTTCGACCTGCCTCAGTACGGCGCGGACGGCGATTGGGGCAATGAGAGCGAGGCCGCGACCAGTAAGTGGTTCGACACGGGCATGGACCTGAACTCGCCTGAGGTCACCGCGCCACCCGACACTGGCACGGTGCCGAAGGGCATCGTCCCGGCCGACTGGATGCCCGACTGCAAGATGAGCAAGATCATCGTGCACTGGACGGCCGGTGCATACGCCTGCTCGGCGGTCGACAAAGAACACTATCACATCATCGTCGACGGCGACGGCAAGCTGTGGCGCGGCGACAAGTCGATCAAGGCCAACGTCTCGACCAGTGACAACGACGGCTACGCCGCGCACACCAAGAACTGCAACAGTGGCTCGATTGGTGTCAGTGCATGTTGCATGGCCAATGCCACGGAGTCGCCGTTCAACCCGGGCAACTACCCGCTCAAGCAAATCCAGTGGGACACACTGGCCGAGGTGGTCGCCGAACTCGCCGCCAAGTATGGCATCGCGTGCACCCCGACGACGATCATGCAGCACGGCGAGGTCGAGGATAATCTCGGCATCGCACAGGACGGCAAGTGGGACATCATGAAACTGCCGTGGTCGTCGGGCATGAGTGGCGACGACGTCGGCGATCAGTTCCGCAGCAAGGTGAGCGCGCTTCTCTGATGCAGGTCTCCGACCAGCTACGCAAGAGCACCCACGGCTACACTCATTGGTGCCCGGGCTGTGGGTGCTGTCACCACATCGCCGTTGATCAGCCCAACGAGCAGGGTGCGAAGTGGTACTTCGACCGCAACTTAAACAAGCCGAGCTTCTCGCCGAGCATCTATTTCCAGTATCGTGATCAGCAGGGGATGTCGATTGGCATCTGTCACTACCACTTGGTCGCCGGCCAGCTGGCCTACCAGAACGACTGCACACATGGATATGTCGGCCGGATCGTCGATCTGCCCGACCTGCCGCCCGGACTACGCGACAAGGAATAGCTGAAATGGTCGAACGTCTCAGACTCGAAAAAGCCGCCAATGGCAAGAGCGGCACCAACGGCCGCACCGGATTGATGATGACCGGCCTCGTCGCGCCGCCGCCACGCGTCAAGGCGATGACGCCGATGGGCGTCTCCGGTGTCAGTGTGCTGAGCGGCTACGTCCGCACCACCGAGAAGAACGCCGATTGGGTCGGAACCCGTAAGTGGCAGACGATTGCCGACCTCAGCGTCAACGTCAGTATCGTCGCGGCGAGCGTCGGCTTCTTCCTCAACATGGTGGCGCATCCGGCGTGGACGGTGAAGCCGGCCGAGGACGTGAAGGAAGGCAAGTCGAGCAAGGAGGCCGAGAAGCTCGCCGAGTTCGTCGAGGATTGCATCAACGACATGACGACGCCGTGGCAGCGGGTCGTGCGCCGTGCTGCGATGTACCGCTTCAATGGTTTCGGTTTGCAGGAGTGGATTGCCAAGAAGCGCGACGACGGCAAGATCGGCATCAAGGACATCGAGCCGCGTCCGTGCTTCACCATCGAGCGCTGGGCGCTCGACGACGACGGCACGATACTCGGTGTGTGGCAGCGCAGCCCGCAGACGTTCGAGCTTCTCGGTCTGCCGCGTGGCAAGCTCATCTATCTGGTCGACGACACCTACACCGACCAGCCTGACGGCATCGGCGTTTACCGCATGCTGGGCGAGCCGTTCAATCGGCTCAAGCAGTATCTCGAACTGGAAGCCCGCGCCTACGAGCGCGACATGCGTGGCATCCCGGTCGGTCGCGCCCCGATTTCGGCGATCAAGCAGATGGTCAAGGAAGGCCGCCTGACACAGGCCGAGGGCGAGGGCCTGTTGCAGGGCATCAAGGATTTCATCACCACGCAGGTCAGGGACAAGAACACGTCTCTGCTCATGGATTCGCTGCCCTACGAAAACCAGACCGCCGACGGCCTGACGATTGCCGGAACCCAGCAGTGGGACGTCAGCTTGTTGTCGGGCGGCGTAAGCGGCTTCGCCGACATGGCCAAGGCAATCGACCGGCTACAGCGCGAGATCGCTCGCATCATCGGCACCGAGCATCTGATGATGGGCGATCAAGGCGGCAATCGCGCGCTCTCCGAAGACAAGAGCCGTAACCTTTATCTCATCGCAAATGCCGTGCTCGCCAATGTCGCCGATGCGATGGACCACGACATCATCGATCCGATCTGGTCGCTGAACGGCTTCGATCCCAAGCTCAAGCCGAGCTTCTCGACCGAGGACGTCGCCTTCAAGAACGCACAGGAGATCGCCACCGCGCTGCAAGCGATGGCGGCGGCCGGCGCTGTGCTCCAGCCCAACGACCCGGCCATCGACGACGTCCGCGACCTTCTCGGCATCGCCAAGGCCCCGGAGATGACGCCGGCACAGATCGGCATGATGCAGGGAGCCACCGCTGGCGCGCCCGGAGCGCCCGGCGCTGCCGGTGGACCGTTCGGGGCCAAGAAACCTCCCCTGCCCGCTCCTACCCCACCGGCCGGGGCCAACGGCAAGGCACCGGGGAGGGGCAGTCCGCCACAACAGGACGATGCCAAGCAGCAACAGGTCGCAGCTACAACCGATAGTCAGTCGAAGAAGCCCGGACAGAAACCGGTGCCGACCAAAAAGCGCTGGGACGAGTATCACGAGAAGTACAATCATTACCACGGCGAGCACGGCTACTTCGCGTCCGGCGACGGCGACCCGACGAGCACGGCAGGCTGGGGCGGCAGCGGCCCGGGCGGCTCACTCAGCATCGACGACTACGCCACGCAGGCGATGGGCAACCTCAACGCCACCAGCCGCACGGCACAGGGTGTGCTCGACACCTCGTCGAGCGCCGGCAAGGAAGACAAGCTGGTCGCCGGCCTGACCGGCGAGCACGCCGCGATGCAGGCCAAGCAGAACTTCGAAGGGGCTATCCGCGACATCTACTACGAGCGCAACACTATCCCGAGCCGCTGGGCCAACATGGAGGTGCGCGTCGACCGTCTCGCCGAGGACATCAATCAGGGCATCGTCCGGCCCGGCGAGGTCAACCGCACGCTCGAAACCAAGTTCCCCAACCAGACCAGTGTGCTCGATCTGCCAATTGCCAAGAAGCAGTTCGCGCAGGAACTGACCGAACGGCTGCACGATCCCAAGGCCGACCCGGTCGAGACCGCCGCGTGGATCGAGTGGCGCGCCAACATCATGGATCACTTCTGGTCGGACGGTGTCGGCAAGACGTCGAAGGCGCTGGCCGCACTGCCACTGATGCGCGCCGGCATCGCCCTGCCCAAGTACCCGGACAACAAGGTCTTCTACGGCTACGCGCCGAAGACCAGTGTCGACCCGCGCAACGGCGGCAAAGCCTATCTCGGTGCCGAGTGGAAGAAGTTCAACGACTATTACCACACACTGATCCCGGTCAGGAAGTTCAACCCCAACCACGATGAGCGTGGTCGCTTCGCCGAGAGCGGCGGTGGTCAGCAACTCGATCTGCCGTTCGAGTCGCGCGCGCTGGTGCCGGCGGAATCGCACGCACTGGTGCCGATGGAGTCCGGGCCGAACGCAAACAGTCTGGCCACCCAGCTGCCGGCCGCCGCCAACGACAATCTGCCGATCTCCCGCAGAGACCCGGAAGCTCCGCTCAAGATGCGGCAGTGGCTGGCTAGGAACGCGCGCGAGAAGCTGGCCGATGGTTTGTCCAGCGTCAAGGAGATTGGGGCGGAACTGGGTGCAGGTACGGTGCGTGAGGCGGCGGTCATCGCGGCGGTCGACATGGTTATGCATGCTGTCGTCCCGATCTTGCCCGAGCCGTTCGGTGCACTGACGGCGGCGGCGTTGACCGCCACCGTCGGCAAGATCGCTACCAAGCTCGGCGTCACCGAGGAGAACATCCGTCACGGTTTGAGGACCGGCGTCAACAAGCTGATCGAGTTCCGCAAGACGCAGCTGACACTGAGCCGTCTGATGAACGTCCCGGCCGGCGCGGTCACCAATCTCGAAAGCGGCCGCATCATCACCAAGGACGCCGAGGACATCGGCGTCATACTGCTCTTTAAGGACGACAACGCCGCCGGCCCCGACGACGCCATCTTGCAGTGGCTGTACTCGTTCTTGGACGCGCTCGACAGTCCGACGTCACAGCGTGACCCGGCGACGCAGAACGCCGCCGACGCCACCGTGCACGTCAACCGTCTGCACGACGTCACCGACATGGTCGTCAAGTACAACGAGAAGCACGACCCGCACAGTGGCGAGTTCGCTCCGAAGGACGGTGGCGACGGTGGTGGCAGCGCCGAACTGACCGGCACCGCCTACTGGCAGCGACCGACCGAAGAGAACTTCAAGCAGGAATACAAGGTCGAGTACCAGAACCATTTCAAGCCTAGCTACGGCGACATCTTCCCGACCGAGCAGAGCTTCGTCGATGCGGTCAAGGCCGCGCCCACCGTCACCGTCGACAAGAACCTCGACCGTCAGATCGGCAACCGCAGCAACTCGTCGTCGATGGCGAGCCTGCTCGGCCTCATTCGAGGCTACCGCTCGTACCCGAAGTACAGGAACGAGGGCACACTGAAAGCACTGGAAGATCGCATCAAGACCGGCAAGCCCGTCGACATGCCGATTGTCACCAAGGACGGCAACCGCATGCGCGTGCTCAGTGGCAACACGCGCATGGACATCGGCTTCATGCACAACGACCGTGTCAAGGTGGTTATGCTCGATGTCGGCAAATACCGTAAGTACAACGAGAAGCATCAGCCGGGTGGTTCGCCCGAAGGCGGGCAGTTTGCGCCGAAGGACGGCGGCGGTGAGGGCGGCGTCGGTGGAGGTAAGTACGGACTGGTCCCCGGCGACGTCGAGAAGTTCCACGCGCTCAAGAACCAGTGGGCGAAGGTCAACAACGATCTTCTGACCCACATCGACAAGCCGGACTCGCCGGAAGCGCAAGCCGCGATGACCGAGATGGAGCGCATCTCGAAAGAGATCGGTCAGCTGCACGCCGATCCCGGCGGGCCGGAAGGCATCGGTCTCCCCGGCGGGCCTCGCGACGTGACGATTGTCGGTGCAGGACCGGGCGGTCTGGCAGCGAGCATCTTCGGTGGGGCCGAGGGTCTCGATACACTGATTGTCGAGAAGAACGCGCAGGCGGGCGGGCAGGCGCGCTACTCGTCACGCATCGAGAACTTCCCCGGCTTCCCGGTCGGCGTGACCGGCGAGACACTGAGTTCGAACATGTTCGAGCAGTCGGCGCGGCTCGGTGCCGAGAACAAGCTCGGTGTCAGTGTCACCGGCATGACCGTCAACCCGGACACCGGATTGAAGACGCTGACCCTGTCGGACGGCTCGACGGTCGACAGCCGCACGGTCATCTTGGCCGGCGGCGTCGAGTTCCGCCAGCCCGACTTCCCCGGCGCGGAAGGGTCGGGCGTCTATGTCGGCGACGGCAAGACACTCGCCGAGAACAGTGTCGGCGGCACGGCGGTGGTGCTCGGTGGCTCGAACGGCGCGGCGCAGGCGGCACTCGGTGCAGCGACGCAAGCCGATCACGTCTACCTGATCTCGCGCAGCCCGATCACCAAGGGGATGAGCGACTACCAAGTCACTGCACTGGGCAATCAGCCGAAGGTCACGGTCCTAGAGAACGACGGCGTCGCCATGCTCAATCGCGATGCGTCGGGCAACCCGGTCAGCATCCAGACCAAGAGCGGGCAGACGATCTCGACCAAGGCGGTCGGTGTGTTCACTGGCAGTGTGCCGGTGACGAATTGGCTACCCACGACGATCAACCGCGACGC